CGTATGGAATCTCCAAAGGAGTAATTACGGAATTGATTTGATCGATAAACCAATTTATTACCCCTGTAAACAGTCCTGTTATTGCGTTTAAAATGTCAGGAACGATGTTTAAAAGCAGATTAGTTATATCTATACCCACATTCACAATCGCTTCAAAGCCATCAACAAAAGCACCCATTACTCCAGTCATAAAACCAACCATTTGTTCAGGTGCGGTTAAGGACTTTTTGTTTATCCCTCTTGCGTACGGAATATCAATCCGATTCATTGACTTTGTAAGGACAAGTCTTTCATCGTTTACTATGACCGGCTTTTGATATACTTCATAAGAAGTACCCATATAGTTATCAATAACATTCTTATCGTTTAAATCTTTAGCAAAAGAGAAAATTTGTGTAGCATAAAATTCGTTTGTGTTGTATCCAACCCAATCCTTTCTAACAGGAGGAAGCTGATACAAAGCAGAACTCAAGTTATAATCTCTCGGCTCAATGTAAAGAGTGCCGTTCTTAATGACAATCTTTCCGTTAATGAGTTGTTTAGCCAACATCAAAATATCCCCTCCAGTCGCTGAAGGAAAACCAACCGCACCAAATCCTTGTGCAATGGCTACCGATGGATAGCCTTTTAATTTACCTAAAAAGATGTCCGTACCAAAGCCTAATATATTATCTACAATGTTTTGAATAGCATCGAAAATCAATGTAATAATATCCAATGCAAAGTCATTCAATCCATCCACAATAGCCAATGAAATCGTTATGAATTGCTCAAGGTTATTTAATACCTTGTTATAAGACTGTAACTCATCGTTCATCGGTTTCAATTCATACCTCTGCGGAAGGATAACAAGGTCTTTTAAAGGTGCTGACTTTAACGTAGCGGAGTCATAAGATAAACCTAAATGCTGACAAGTTAAGTCAAGAAGGTCATTTAGATACATCCCTACTTGATACTTAATCGGCTGAATAATAGTCAAAACAAAGTCAGTCAAAAGACCTACTAAAGTGACAAGCATTGAAGCCACATAAGCAAGTTCAACAATGAGTCCGATGATAACACCAATATCCCCTACAAAATCAGCCGCAATCAACAAAGCCACTTGCTTTACTATTGATGTGATTTCTTTGATTATTTGAAGAACCGTTGTAGTCATTGTCAGTACCGTTGTGAATACTTCCATACCAGTCACGGTATTGTTAATCACATAAGGCACGTAGACATATTTCGATTTTACAAGTTCTCTAAAAGCATCATCACCCGAATCGTAAATGGATTGAAAAGTAAATCCATCCACACGGTCATTAAGCCAATCCAAACCCTCATAAAGCTTCATCCCCACCTGAACACCATCCTTTGAAATCTTTATTCCTTCGGTTAGGTCTGCGTAATAATTCAAAGTCCTGACACTTCCATCATTATGGGTAATTTCAATATCATACGGAAGACCTTCAAAGATACCCGGCGCAGTTCCATTTATTCCAGCATCAATGTAATCCCTAAATAAAGCGACATCCTCCCTTGCAAAGTAAAGATTACCTATTGCAACGTGCGGTCTAACTTGGTTTATTAAAGCATCTTGGTCGAAGTTTACCTCAATATAAACACCGTTCCGATCTATCGGATTGACCTCAACTCCGTTTAAAAGATGCCTGACTATCATTAGAAGCGGTTTCTCCCTTTACGATGATGCGTAATGATACGAATGTTGTTACTTTGGACTTCTTCAGTCCACTCTCCCAAGCCGTTTAATTTAGTGGTTGATACTGGCTTTTCTTTAATTGCCGTTTCTAATGCAGTTAATTTGTGATTTAAAACACTAAATAAAGCATTGTTGACTTGTTCACCTTTTGGAATGTCTAAACGATTAGAGGCAGAGAATTGAGGTAAATAAACCTGTTGAAAGTATTCATCAACCATTCCTTTGTTCATTGCCGTAGCAAGACCGGGATTGTTTCTCGTTCCTCTTGCCGTAATTACCGACTCGCCTTTAGAAAGCAAAGCGATATTTGAGTCGGAGGTTTCCGTTCCTTCTCCATCTAAATTTTCAACACCTGTTGCAAATGCTCCGGCAATACTCTTGGAAATTCCTTTAGCTATAAGAGTCATTGCGAGTGCTTTGGCGGTTGCGTTGTTCGGATTATCCTTTGAGTATTCAGCCACTAAATTAAGAAAAACCTTCGCCAATTCCAACGATTCTTGTTGCCTTTGTGCCTTTTTAGCATCATCTAACTTCTTCCTTTCAGCCTTCGCAAGTTGTGCTTCTGCATCTGCAAGGGCATTCTCTCTACCTTCCGATGCTAATTTAGCCTGTCTATCAACCATATTCTTTTGTTGGTCGATGGCTTTTTGATCGTAGTCTTGTTGGAGTTTCGCCCTATCTTCAAGACCTTTTTTAATCGCATCGTAGATTTGTGAAGCGGTCTGCTCAATCTCTTTGATTTGGTCTTCTCTTTTTTGTTGCTCAACCTTCTTCCAATCCTCCAATTCTTTCATTGCGTTTTGGAATTCCGCACCTCCATCGCCTTCTCCACCCATAATCTCTTTGAGTCGCTTCTCGTGTTCAACCCTTAACCTCTCTAATTCATCATAAGTCAGGTCGGCTTTTTGAATCATCCAAGCATACTTTCTATTTTCAAAGTCAATCTTTTGCTGGAAGGATAGTTCACCTTGCTTGTTCTCCAAATCCATTTGCTCCGTTTCCAAAGCGAATACTTGGTCTTGGATAGATTTATTGTAGAAAGCCTTTAAATCGGCTTTCCTCTTTTCTTCATCAGCTATTTGTTTGAGTTTAGCTTCTTCTTCTTTCCTTCTCTTTTCCTCTGCCTTCTTTCTTCTATCCTCTTCTATTTTATCCAAGTCCATAAGCAGCTTTTCTTTCTTCTTATTGTTGGCTTTAGTTTCTTCATATTGTTTAGTATCAGCATCTATAACACCTTTGTTCAATTCTTCAAGTAGTTTTAATCTTTCCCCTTTGTCAAACTCCATAAGGTCACGAATCGCTTTATTTTTTTTGGCTTCATTCATCTGCTGAACATCATCCAATGAAACTATCCTTTTGATTTCATCACCTTTGATATTTAATGTTGTAGCTATTCTAAATACTTCGGCATCGTATTTCTTTTGAGCAAATTCAACCGCTTTTTTAGCTTCTTCCTCTTGAAGTTTAATAGCATCGTCAAGTGCTTTAATTCTTCGTGCTTTTAACTCCGAAGGATCGGATGCAATAAATTCAAGTTTAGCTATCTTATTTCTATTCTCTGCTGACTTTGAAATGTAAGCCGTTTCCCTATCCTCAACATCATCTAAAACATTTATATAAACTTGTGCAGCGGTAGCTGAACTATTAAAGCCTGTTGTCATTTGACCTAAAGCATCAATGACTCCTTGAAAACTACCTTCCCCTGTTAACATTGAACCTAATTTAAATTTCAGCTTGTCAAATCCATCGGATAGATTTGTCATCATAGCTTTCATTTTATTAGAGCCTGTATCAGTAAATGTAAAGGCTTCGTATAAAAGATATAAAGCACCAACAATTGCAGTAATTGTAATTGCGACAGGATTCATAGCCAATGCCCACAATTCTTTACCCATTGAAATTGCAGAATTAACTACTGCACCAATTGGGCCGGGTATTCCTTTTAAAGCTTCAGTATAGTTACCCACATTCCTACGATGATCTCCAGTAGCAGCTTCTAACTTCTTTAGTTCTTCGGTTAGTTGTTTTTTTGATGCTACAAGTTCTTTGCCCCTTGCTGAATTTTCCCTCTCTTCTTTGCTTAATTTTGCCCATTCAATTGTAATCGATGAAAGCTTTGCTCTCATTTGTTCGATACTTCCTATCGCAGCTTGTTGTTCTTTTACTTGTGCTTTAAGAATTGCAGTCCTTTCTTTTTCTGCTTCCTTCCATCTCAATTTAGCTTTTATTTCTTCATCCTCTACAATCTTTAATGACTTTGTTGCTTCTTCAACATCGTTGATACCTTTAGCGAGTTTCTCAACATCTTCTGCGGTTTTTACATTAATAACTTTTATCTGCTTACCAGTCAATGCAACAAACTCTTTTAAAGAATCTTTAAGCGATTTAAATGTCGCTTCAAGTTCTTTAACTTGATTGTCAAGATTTGGATCGAATAAGTCTTCGTATTTTATCTTTTTACCTTCAGCCATTACTTTAATTTATATGGTTTTGCGTACACTCTTTTTGATTTGATATGCTCTCCTGTTTGATAAAGTTTCATCCGTTCACGAACTACTTCAAGCTTGTGAATGAGTTCTCGTTCAAGGTCTATTAATTTACGATATTCTCCCCTGATGTCTTTCATTTGGTTTTATTTTTTTAGCGACTTGAAAATGTGAATAGTATTCAGCAACGGTCATTTTATGTATATCAATATAAAAGCCTAAATTCTTCTCTAACATACTTTTAGATTCATAGAAGTCAACATCAGCACCGTTCATTTCTTCAAGTTCCTTTTCTGCTATTTGTATAAAGACCTTTAGACTCTTATCCGAAGTAGTTATGTAATCAACTTTTAATAATGCAATCTCTCTCTTTTTATATATTATTTCAAGAAATTTTTCACTAAATCCAAACTGATTAATGTATTGAGAGTATAACTTTTTCCATACTTCACTTATCAATACCTTTTCTATGATATTTAACTTATGTCTGCTTTTTAATAAATACTCAAGTGAACTCGTTTCGTGTATTTTAAACCAATTATAAATAGGTAATTCATCTATACTTGTAAAGCACTTATTCTTAAATGTTTTTTTGTATTTCCGTAAGCAGTATTGATTGAAGATATTCAGTAACTTCCGGTATGATTTGCTCAATAGATGTTTCATTTATACCAAGTGCTTGATTATTTGTTTTTGACTGAACCGAAGATATAATAGATGAATCGGATTTAGTAGTGAACCCCTCATCATCTTTTACAAATTTAATTGTTCTATGAAAAGTACCATCAATATAAAAATCCATCACTCCTGTTGGTTTTTCACCTATTGATATTGTAGCTTTCCATTGCTCATATCTTGTTGCACTCTCTACTGATTTAAAGTACGGATCATCCACATATCTTGGTAGATATTCGCCATCCGCACCTCTACCTGAAAGCAATTGTTCTCGGTTTAAATCGGCAATGGATTTTTTTAATTCCCTATCCTTTAATGCCTTTTTACCAAGATATTGTCCAGTTAATCTTCGGACACTTTTGTATATTTCGTTTATTTTATCTAACATAAAAATAAGGGGGAAGTGAACACCACCTCCCCCTCCATTTTACTAACCCTTTTTTAATTAGGCAACGGTAGCCTGAACATTCAACATCGGAGTGAAATCAAAGCCATCCTTGGCGCAAAGAACCTGATATTTATCAGCACTTACCGCACCGCTATATGTCAAGGTGTATCTGCCCGGAACAGTCGCACTCTCACTTACGCTGATTGAATCATCCTGTGTGTGAGTGATGTTGTATATTTCAGCCGTTGCTGAAGTATCGGAAGAGATGAAGTCACTTGCAACAAGACCTTCGACAGGGATGCGGTTCAACGCAGTACCAAAGTCGGTATAAAGGTCAATCACCATTGTGGTCGTAGTGCAAGAGTTTACGTTGTAATATACATCCAAAAGACCACGAAGCTCACGAACATCGCAAGTCATTTCTTCAGCTTGGATAGCACGGAGGTTTTGATCGTATTCGGTCACATCAAAGTCGAAAGAAATCTCAATCTTTTGTACCGCATCATCCGTTGGAGGCATATATTTCGCAGAGAAAGAGTCTTGGTCAATGTTAATCGGCTGAAGATAACCATCAGTCGCATCGCTACCGATGAAAGAACCAGTCTGCCCAGCCATATAAATACCGAAATCGGTGCAACGGAGAGATTCAAGCTTACCGGCAAGTTGCGGAGTCGCTTCTTTACCAACTATAAGAGCCTTAAAGGTGCGAGTACCTTGACCGATGTAAAGTTTAGAACCATCTTTAAATGATTCAACACGGTTTTCCCCACGAGTATTTTCCACATTCTTCATCTTTGGGAATGGGAAAAGTCGCTTTGAAACATCGCTATCGTTAATCATTGCTGAAAAGAACGCATTGTCCAAATCTTCAGGAGAAGCGATGGTTGAAAGGTCAATCATATTCTTGTTTCCTTCGGAATCATAGAGAGATTGAACAAAAAGTTTTACTGGAACTTCGATTGAAGTCGAACAGTTAGGAGTGCCTGTATTGGCGATACCTTGTTTGCAAGTACACATTGTTTTTTTTTAATTTGAGTTAGTAATACAAAGTTATAAATAATTTCTTTTTCTGCAAGTTTTTATAGTCAAATAAAATCAACAGTCGCAACAATCAGGTTTGTACCTTTTTAAAGTGAAAGCCATCTCTACACCCGAAAGGTTGTCTGCGAACTTATTTGTCGGCATTCCCTTCTCATTGATATATACCCCGAATTTTGCGTAATTATAGACATTATAAGTCAAATCCGTAACATCGAAAGTACCATCATTCTTTACCGCTTCCACAAATATCTCCATTAACCTTCTCATCGGAGTTATACAATGGTCATAAGCTTGTTGGGTAATCCATTGGGTATGGTTGGCTTGGGTAAGGAAAAACAAACGTAGAGTGGTTTCTCTTTCGTGTCGGTCTAATGGATCATCAATGAACCTCTCTTGGAAGTTCTCCATCATCCAAATCATCGGAGTCTTGTTACTCGCATCGTTTATCTTATTCAGTTCAGCACCTATTGCGATAGGTGTGCCGTGAAAGAAATAAAGCATCGGAGCATAGATAATTGGATCATTGAAAGATACCAGTGTTTCCTTAACTCCTTTGATTGTTATATAATTATCTCCGACATACGTTACCACGCATTCAACACCGTGTATATTCATGTCTTCGACAGTCCGGCAATTGAACTCAAATATCCAATCAGTCTGCAACCACTTTACATCATCTAATTGGATATTAATAATTCCTCCACTTTCAGTCCAATCATTGACATTGCACCAATGATTAAACTGTGCAATGAGGTTTTGAAGTATCTCGGTAATGTCTTTCTTGTAGGTCATTAAATTTACTCAAAAGGATTGCGGTCTTCCCACCATTGATAAACGATGAATAAAAAAGCCATTATCACAACAAAAGAAACAATCTCTAAAGACTCCTTGTCAATCATAACAAACTACTGTATTTCGTGTATTCGTGTTTGCCTTTGAAATCAGGGTAAGTACCTGAATGCTCAATGCAATACTTTTGAATGGCTTCCCAGCTCTCAAGCATTCCGTTGAAACGTATCTCTGCTGACCTATGCGTGTTATCAAAAGACACGATTCTGCCTACTTCAGCTTCGGTCTTTACCACTCCGCTTTGAGAGTCACGAACCGCTTTCTCGCTGATATAATGATAATAAACACAAGCCTTTAAGATGTCTTTAATACCCTTACTTTGAAAGAGATGACACTCATCTTCGTAATCCAATACGTTGAATAAAGTAAGATAATCGGGATTAACAGGCTCACCGTTAACAAGGTCAGCAATAAAACTATCAGCCATCGTAAGACCAAAAAGGCGGACAAGGTAATACCTTTCGTAACGGTCAATAGCTTCCTGAAGACGTGGTGTGTCATAGATTGATAATGAAAGTTCATAAAAGCCTGTGAAGTCCGATGTGGATAGTATCATTGTTTTTACTTTTCAGTTCCGCTTACTCCGGCATCTTTAGCGAACCAACCGATAAAAGCTATACCGATTGATAAACCAATAGTCTTGCCGTTTGTAGTGCCGTTAGAAATCATCTCCAATGTCGGTAATGCTACCGCAGTCAATAGACCAGCAACAGTTGTTTTCCAGTTTTTCATACTATTTTATTGTTAAAGTTAAATCTTCTCCGTTTAATAGTTCCTCAAATTTACGCAAAGTTTCGCCACTATGCACAACATCATTCAAACCATCCAAGTTCAAATCCTTATAAGCTGAACCCAAAGCAATACATCCGTGCAGTTCATACGCATAGTTAGCCGGGTGTATTCTTATTCCCGATCGCATTGGTACGTTTAATACCTCATAAGTATTCCTACCCAAACGAGGACTCTTTGTCCACTTACAAGTATATACACCTTTTGGAATACAACTGATATTATTACGGTTATTTATGTATGGTCTTTCAATGGTCTTGCATCCGAAGTCAGTTCCGACAATGGTTAAAGCACCTAATGTCTGCTTACCATCATCGCTTGTTCTTATCAGGATTGCTTCCTTCATTTCACATACTTTTTAATCTCCTTTACCACAAACCAAATGGATAACAATGTAGCAAACAACGCACCGATGAATTTAAGGTATATAGTAACAACTTCGGTTGTTTCGACATTGGCTATTAGAAAAGAAGAAAATGATGATAGAATAGCTAAAGGCAATGGGTGTCCTTTCATCCAGCAAGTCAATTTATTTTGAGGTAAAAGTAATAACATCTTTTGTTGCGGATTGCAGAGTCGAACTGCAAACTTTAGGGAATGAACCTAACGAGATACCTTTTCTCTAATCCGCTATTTTTTAAAAAATGGGGGAGGACACTACCCCTCCCCCACTAACCAATTAACACTTAAACACAAAGAACTTAAGCACCCGCAGTCAAGTCAGCAATCGCATCAGCGAAGTCACCCTTAACGATGCAAGGAGTGTCATTACCTGATACGAACTGTGCAAGACGCTTCTCAACAAGAATGGTCTTTAAGTTGTTGGTGAAATCGTTACCATCCAAACCGATTTGGATAGTCGCAGCTTCACGGATAGCAACATTAACCACACTCATATCACCACCTACGAACTTACCTTCTTCTACAAAAGTAGTAGGGATTACTTTCATACCAGCAACGGTTGTACCATCAACAGTTTGGAACGGAGGCAACACGTACTCACCGTAGGTTGATTTAGACAAGTGCATTGAAGCAATGGTTGTCGGGTGAACGTAGATAGCATTCGGAGTACCGTGAGCAATCAATACTTGTGTTGCAACCGCTTCGATTACATCATAAGCATTCGGAGTTGTTACAGTACCAGCAAGAGAACCGGCATCGAACGCAGTCGCATAAGTGTAAACACCAGTAATATTTGCACCTGAACCGTTACCATTGAAAAGACCATCAAGAACTTCAGCTTCAAGTCGCTTAACCAAAGAGTTTTGGATATAAGCAACAAGTTGAGGGAGGTCAGCCATCATCTCGGTGGTAACTTTACCATATACACCTACTTTCTTAACAGGAGCAAATTTCTCTGCCCATACACTTGAAAGTTTGGTTTTAGCAGAACCTTCGGAAATGTAAACTGGAGTTCCTTGTTGGTCGGTTTCTTCAACCCAAGTAACCATATTACCTGAAGTCGCACCGGTAGAAACAACACCCAAGTACACATCCATAGGAGTGCGTACTGAAGTGATGATACCAGAGAATTGTGCCTGAAGGGTAGGCATTGTGGAAGCATCTACGAAGCCATCAACGGACATTGTTACCGCAGATTTTACTTCGATGTTCACACTTTCTTTTTGAGTACCACCGTTTGCTACGATAGCATCAAACTCGGCTTTTTTAGCGAAGATCGCTTCAGCGAGATTTTGAGCAAATGATTTGTTCATTTTTTTGTTTGATTTTTTTGGTTCGTTGTTTGCTTTGATAGTCAGGATGGCTTCGTTTAATTCAGCTTTGAGTGCATCCAAGTTCTCAATAGTTGCTGATTTACTAACCGCATCGGTCAGGTCAGCGATGGTTTTGTTTGTTTCGCCAATGTTCAAATCAGCGATTTTGCTTTCGATTGCTTTTAAAGTTTCGGTCTTCATCACCTCAACAAGTTGTTGTTCAGGAGAACCGCCTTCAGTAGCATCAGCATTGAAGTTGATAATCTTTTTCATTTTAGAGTTTAAAATTATTGGCGATGTAGTTAAGGTCAATTGTCTTCTTAACTTCCGGCTCTTTTGGAGTGGACTTTTCAAAGGTCACATTGTCCGATAGTTCCGCAACCATCTCCTTTAATTGCAGAACTTGTATTTCAAAAGTCTTCATCATATCATCTGACTGGCTTCCGTTCTTTAATGTATGTTCAAGCTTGGAAAGTCTATCAATGAATGCGAGTCTTAATGCGTCTTTATTATCACTCTTAACACCTAAATAAGGAGTAAGTGAGTTTGCTCCGAAGGCTACCGTGCTACCTTCATAGAGAAGTATCTCTTTAGCCACGAACATATAACCACGTTTGTCAGCTTCCTCTTTGTTCATTAAAAGCTGGTAGTATTTATCCCAACCTTTAGCACCCTTCTCAATGAACTCGGATTGAACAAATTGAAACCCTATGGAGTGATTGTCATAGATGCCTTCAAGATAGTTCTTTAAGGTATCGTTGCCTAAAGTAGTGTCAGCCATCTGCGTTTCAAAATAGATGCCTGTGATACCGTTAACGGTCTTCTCTTCAAGGTTTATAATCTTACCCGGCAGTTGAGTGAGATCGTGGTTTAATGCGTGTTTAATCTTTGCTACTGCGTTGCTTTTCGGTCCGCGTTCCTTGATACTTTTCTTTGCAGAGCCTTGAATAAGGACATCTCCATCGGAGTCAAGGAAGTTGTAAGCATTGTAAAACCCTGTCACTACCCTACCAGTTGTATCGACATCGGTAATGGCTTTAACTTGGGAGGACTTAACGGAGTAGTATTTCGATTTAATTACGTTCATTTATACAAAGATATTATTTTATTTTACTTAAACTAATACTTTAAGTTGATACTTTTTAACCGATAGTTATATTGGTAATCATCGAAGAAGCCGTGCTTTGGTCAAATCCGTATATATTTATTAGGATATTTGTAGCAGTTGTCTTATCCAAAGTTCCGTTAGCTACTGCATTATTTATATCTAAAATACCAGTTACACCACCAACTGAACCACGAATAGTTACTTGTGCATTGACAATCTTGTCCTCTTGGCTATTATCAATAGTCGCTTCTCTCTGCATTAAACCAAGTTCGTTTCGGTATTCATCTATTGTGATAGCACCATCGGTAAATTGTTGGTGTAATGCGGTTACTTTAGCCGTTTCAATCTCTTGGATGCGTTTCTCATCTTCTTTCATACAAGGAAGCCAAGAGTAGTCTGCTACGAGTTTAAGACCTTCTCTATTCAATCCCAAGAACGAAGTTAAAGAGTTCATCAGTCCATCGGCTTCAGGCTGAATAGTGTTTTGATAGGTAGTTTTTAAGGCTTCTTTTTGGTTCTCAAATGTAGCACCTTTAGTACTTGGGAAAATATCCCTTGACACTCCATAAGCCGATAAGATTGCAGAGAAATCATCTTCAATCTCCTCAAATAACATCAAGTCCCTAACAGGAATGGTCATTGGTTGCCAACTTAAAGCACTATTCGTTACCACAACGTGACCTTTTGTAGAGTCTAAACCACGATCTCTTTGGTATTGTCTTTCGATTCTCTCTCGTTCCTCTCTGCCTAATGGTACACCGCCGTCACTATCTTTACTTGCAGAGGATAAAATACCAATAGCACCCCTCTCCGTTATTAATATGTTTCTTGATTTAAGTGAAGCGAGGATATTTGAGATAGGTAAAGTCAAGGTATGTATCTTCGACTGACCTATGTAATACTGGTTCACATCACCAATTGAGATATGTAAGACCTGACTTGGTGTAAAAGTTTGACTGACTGAAACGAGTTCGTAAGATTCAATAATACCATCAATAGTCAACTGATTAAAAAGCTTCCCGGTGTTATTCACTTGCATATCCCCCGAAGGAAGATTCCACATAGTTAAAGGAAGGCTATTCGGTAAACCTTGATTCTTATAAATAAAAGCATTAGCATAGATGTTTAACATCGTGCTATACTGACTAATGAACTTCTCGGTGGATTGTAATGGATTAGGCTTGGCGAATAGATTAAGGACAGGATGCTGAATCTCATTACCAAATTCATCCAATACTTTGACTTCCATATTGGACATCATTTCAGCCTTCTTATCAATCACCGCCCTCAAATGAGGTACGGATTGATAGACTTGCATTAGATTACCAGTATCAATGAGAACTGGTGTCTTCGTGCCTATTAATTGATTATATGTGAGTGGTTGGAAAGTCTGCCCAAACCACCTTGACATTAAGCCTTGAAAAATGTTCATTGAATAGTTTATATGTAAAGATAAGAAATTATTTATTACCGATTAAAGTTGTCAGGTAGCATCGTTTGGATGAACTTTGAAAGACCGGCTAAAGCATCGGGAGCATCATCGTGCTTATTGTTGCCGTCTTTTCTAAAGGAAAGTATCTGCTTCATAAATAGATCGTATTCACTCCCCCTTTCGTAATCATCTCTAAAGTAGAAGTATTCCTTGATAAAAGCATACTGCATCAACACCCTTGTTACCTTGTTAGTGGTATTCTTGACTCCTAATATACGTTCAGGGGAAAGTTTATCCCTTAACATTTTAATGAAGACCGAGCCTTGATTGTTTGTTTCCACCCGAACAAAGTCTGCCTTTTCTTTGGATATAAGACCGGCACAAAGAGGTAAGGTTACATCTACATTTTGATTGGTAAAGACCACATTTGTAATAAAGACTTTGTTCTTATATATCTTTCCTAATATGAAACAAAGGTTGTCATTGCCTTCATCAGCCACATCTATATAACCTAACACACTATCCGCATCTCCTTGTATCTCGTTTAGTTTAAACCGCTTGAAGTCAATATCATCGAACAGTAATCCTTCTAATTTGACATCCCACCTACCCTCCACAAATACTTTGTACTCGTATTCGGGCATATTATTTTGCAAACTGGTAACGTAGTCAGGGGATAGGTACGGATTGTCGGTTAATTTAGCCGGGATGTATCTCCATCCTTCGGGTAGTTTGTTAGCTTCCCATTTGTCATAGAACCTATTCTTAACCCATCCGTGAGTAGGATTACAGGTGCAGATAATTTTGATAGGCACTACCCCAGCACCGTTCCAAGAACCTGACCTCTCTATCACTTTGTTAAATGTCTGCTCTTGGATTTCGTTAACTTCATCTATCCCGGCACCGTTAATTTCTAATCCCCGAAACTTGTTTAATTCCTTATCTCCGTCAAAGGATTCAGCCATAAACATAATCTGCGATCCGTTGTTAAAGGTCGCAGTCATTGTTTGACCATCCCACTTTTTAAGATATTGGTCGAAGCCTTTCCCCATCATCTCCCTAAATGACACAAGGATAGTCCGTGAGATATTGGTATAAGACGCACGAAGGATAAGCCACCTTGAGTTATCGTACTTAAAAGCTAACGTAAGGAGTTCAAGTAAAAGCCAATAGGACTTCCCACCACGAATAGCACCTCCGTATAAGACTACCGAATTAGATTGTAGTGCTTGGTGTGCTTCCCTCTGCTTCGGTGTCGGGCGAATTGTTAGACCAGTCAATGATGATAGGTTTAGTGACCTTGATTTCGTTTTGAGAGTAGTTCATCGCTAACTTCTGCCGTTCTTCATCGGTGCAGATTAAACGCATTAAGGCTATTTGAAGTGCTGAAGCATCGCTATCCAACCATTTTCGCTTCATTTTTTGCTTCATCGCCATCTTCTCGTTATCGATTGCTTCTCTTATGGAGTCCGTTTTTTCCAATTCAAGCTGATAAAATGTACTTCTTGCACACGGAAGATAAGTAACGGCTTCATCTATCGTGGTTAGGTTATTATCTTTGATTGCCTTAACCGCTTTTTCGATTAAATCTTCTCTATTATACATTATTTTGCCTTATTTATTACAAATATAGTTAAAAATCTGCTATCTTTGAAAATAAAACGATGCGACCATACACTTCAGGAACTGAAATAGTCCGGGAAAACCTTTTAAAATTCCCCGATATTCCTACGATGACTCTTGCTAAAAAGATATATAAAGAGCATCCGAAGTACTTTAAAGACCTTGAGAGTGTACGTTCTGCTATTAGAAGGGTAAGAGGTCAATCAGGGGAATTAAACAGGAATAAAACTACTGATAAGTCATTTTTTACTAAACCGGGTACTGTCAATCCTTTCAATCTGCCTGAATCAGTTGATTCTAATTTTGAGGACTTTAGAATAGATGATACAAAAGGACTTATCATCAGCGACTTACATTTCCCTTACCAAGATAATCAAGCCATTACTTCCGCTTTAAACTATGGCTTAAAGAAAGATGTCAATTTTATCCTTATAAATGGCGATGTAATGGACTTCGCCCAGTTAAGCAGACACGAAAGAGAGTGGAGGCAAAGGAGTCCTTATGAAGAATTTGAGTCAGCAAGGCAGTTTTTTAGGGAATTAAGGAAAGCTTTCCCAAAAGCGAGGATAGTTTTTAAAGAAGGAAATCACGATGAAAGATGGGAAAAGTGGTTATATGTCAAAGCACCTGAACTTTTCAACGATCCTGAATATCAATTAGAAGTCCGTTTGAGGTTAGGAGAGTTAAAGATTGAGATAGTTAAAGATAGAAGACCGGTTAAAATAGGTAAACTTGCAGTCTTACACGGACACGAGATGCCGGGAGGGAGTGGGGGTGTTAACCCAGCGAGAAGTACTTTCCTTAAAACTTTAAATAATGTCCTTGTCGGACACTTCCATCGAACTTCTTCCCACGTTGAAACCGCTTTTGGAGGTGATGTGATTTCAGTTCAAAGTATTGGGTGTCTTTGTACTCTTACCCCTTACTATATGCGAATAAATAAACACAATCACGGCTTCGCGTATATAGAACACGATTTTAATACAGGGGAATACCATTTAGAGAATCTTAAAATCATTAAAGGCAAGGTGTACTAATGGAACTATTTAAAATTGACATCATTTATCCGTTTACTAATAGTCTTTATACCGAAGATGAGGAACTGGATGAACTTGACCGCATTCGTTTAGGCGAAGATTATACCATTGATTCGGGGTACTTTAACCTTTTGAACGATCCAATAGTCCAAATTAACCCTAAATGCCTAATCCCAAAAGGCAAGAGTAATAAGAAATACTTCAGTCAGGTAATCTTTCAGTCGGGTAATGTCGCTTATGTCAATGGTAAACCGGATATTCTTTTCGGAAAACTTCAAGAATATATGATACAACTTGGAGATAAAATCCGTGCTGAAGTAAACTAATAGTCCGCATTCAGTCCGGACTGTTGTTTTCCCGACAAATTTCTTCATTTTAGCACTTTTTTAATTCATTTAAACAACGGACTAACAATCCATTGTGCAAAACTATTTTAAATTATTTTTGAAATATATTTGCATTGTATGTTTTTATGTGTTTAATTTGCAGAAACTTTAAAACTAAACACTATGAAAGAACTAAAAATCGTTGAACGGAACGAATTTAACCGTGAGGGAATCATTGAAACCTACTTTGCCGTATGGTATGGGGATAGTCTTGTAAGGACTTGCGATGATTTAGAGGTAGCAGAGTCGGTTTATTACAACATTTTAAACCGAACTAAAGAGCCTTCAACCGATGTAATTAAACAAGCATATGTTTCCGATAACACCGACAAATATGAAAACTAAAATCAAAGCCGTAAACCTACCTGATGATATAAACTCCGCCTTAAGTTATTTAGCAGATAATCATCCTGACTTTAAAAAACCTTCCGAACTCCTTCGACTGGCTCTTGCTATTAGATATAAATTAGCCGATGAAGTGAAGTTTTCTGCCGAACAAAACCACATTAAGTATTGCTCTACTCCTTATTACTTTCAAATTCCCGAAGCTATGCACAAGCTTATGCGTTCGGAGAAAGAAAAGACAGGAATGACGGATCAAGCAATCATCATTAGTTCCTTTAGAAGAATTGTCAACTTTTACTAACCAATTAACACTTAACACAATGATTAAAAAAGCAAACGAAATCGACCAAACACAACCTCTTAAAGCATTGTTTTATGGTCAGCCGGGTATCGGCAAAACATCTTGGGCAATGACCGCACCAAGTCCACTTTTAATTGACTGCGACAAAGGCATTCATCGTGTATCAATGAAGTTCCGAAAGGACTACATTCCTGTTAATTCTTGGGATGATATTATGTCCATCACTCGCGAGGACTTATCGCCTTACAAAACAATTATCATTGACACCGCCGGTTCGATGTTGGACTTCTTAACCCAGCAAATAATCAAAGAACAACCGAAACTTGGCTCTAATGGTGGTCTTACTTTGCAAGGCTACGGAGTTCTTAAGAACCGATTTACCGCTTTCCTTTCGATGATGGCTACGATGAATAAACACATCATCTTTATTGCCCACGATAAAGAAGGTAAAGATGGTGATAATACCGTTATTCGACCTGACATCATCGGTGGTTCTTTGGCTATTATAATGCGTTCAATGGATTTAGTTGGTTACATTGAGTCGGTAAATAATAGAAGAGTAGTGAATTGCTCCCCTACCGATCGTTACTACGGAAAGAACACTTGCAATCTTCAAGCTATACAATTCGATGTGGCTACTGGTGAAGGTAATTTGACAGGGATTTTTGAGCAATACTTCCAAGAGCAAGGAGAGAGTGCATTAATGTTAGAGGACTATATGACTTTGGTTGATGTCATTAAGGAGAAAATAGGCTCAATAGATAGTCCTGAAATGGCTCTTGAAGTAACTAACGAAGTAAAGGCAATGGAAGTAATTTGGGATTCTAAATTGATCGCACAAAACCACTTGAGGTCTAAACTTGCCGAACTGAAATTAAAATACAATAAAGAGGAGGGTATTTATGAAAGTCTTTAATATATGGGCAACATTGCTCAATGACTTTTATCTATATCAAACTGAAGCCGGATATGACAAAGGGGATGATTTCATCCCTTTTGTTTCCGAATCTCAACTGATAGATAAAATAAATAGAGTGCCTTTTGAACCTACTGAAGCAATGGAGAAAGGTAGTGCTTTTGAAAAGGCTATCTATATCAATGAGCCAACAGTACAACGTGGCGAAGGAAAGGAATTTAAATTCGATGCTGACCTTGTGAAGTCAATGCACCACTTTGTCAAAGGTTCAACCTATCAAAAAGGACTTGTTTACTCGTTTTTAATGGATGATTTCAAGATTAACCTTTACGGCTACTCGGATTTCATTTCACGAGATACAATTATTGATTTGAAAACAACCAGTTCTTACTCCTTCCCGAAGTTTGATAAGTCCTTCCAGCACAAAGTTTACCTGATGGGTGCTAATCAAATGGGTATTTTCGTGAATAAGTTCAACTATTTGGTAACTGATTTTAGAGAGTATTATTATGAGTTATATCCGTATGATCCGTATTTATACGAAAATGAGCTGAAAGTTATTTGCTCGGATTTAATCGGTTTTATGGAGTCAAGGAAGCTTTTAATCACAAATACCGACATCAACCGTGAAGATTATTTGAATGACCGTTTGGATTTGATTTATTTTTAGTTATTTTTGCGGTGCTACCCCAATGAAAACATTTAAAATTATCCTCACCATCGTGATGCCGATTGACTTGAAGGTCAAAAGGGGTAGCCTTCGCGATTGGTGGGGTATTATTTTTTATGGCGAAAAGATTTACGGACACAAACAAATTTAGAAGTCCTTTTTACCGAAGCTTACCTTCTGCATATAAACTTTTTTGGGATTTAATAAATCTCGACTGCGATCATTCAGGCATTTGGATAGTTGATTTAGAAATCGCACAAATTTACATTGGAAAAGATGCTAAAATTGATGCTGAAAAAGCCCTTGTTTTATTCAATACTGGCGATGTTAGAATTATTCAGCTTGATAACGGCAAGTCTTGGTTTATCGTTACTTTTTTAAATGAACAATACGGCAAGTTAAATCCGGCAAACCGAGTGCATTCTTCAGTTATTTCCAATTTGGAAAAACACGGAATAGACCTTGAAAATTTAGAAGACATAAAAAAAGAAGGGGCTACGATGCCCCTTACAAGCCCCTTATATGGGGCTAAAGACAAGGATAAGGATAAAGACAAGGATAAGGATAAGGATAAAGAGGGGAGTGCAGAGGGGAGATTGTATAAAGAATCAATGACCTTGTATTATGATTTCATAAAAGAGAAAACTGGAGTACCACCGAACATTAACGCAGTAGAAGGAAAGTCGCTAAAATCTATCCTTGCTTACTTAAAACAAATCAATCCGGATGAATCCAAGATTTTAGAAGGTTGGAAGGCTATACTTGACAACTTTGTCAAATGGGATGCCTTTCTACAAAAACAACTTAAACTCGTTCAAATTTCAAGTAATTTAACTAACATCATACATTCTATAAAAAATGGAAAACAAACCGCAAAACGAGAAATCACTAACGAAGACATCGCAGCAGAAATACGAAAGCGTTACCCTGACTCGGTTCGATAATAACCTGACAGTCATAACCTCACGGTCAGCAAGTGAATTGACTTTCAGTAACAAGAACTGGTATCAAATCAAATGGCTGATAAAAGACAAGGGGGAAGCTTACGTTGTTACTTGCATAATGTACCTACTGAAAGAAGCATTGACATTCGTAGGTCATAATCTTACATCTAACGAGATAGGGAACTATGCAGATATGTTCAGCCAAGAGTTTGAGCATTGGTCTTTAGATGATTTCACGATGTGTTTAAGAAATGGTATAACAGGAAAGTACGGCAAGAGCAATAAGAATTTCAGCTATGAAACTTTGGGAGATTGGGCGAATAGGTTTGAGAACGATCGGCTTGATTATTTTGAAAAAGAAAATACCAAGCATAAAGAGTCAAGCGACATACATCATCGAATAAGTCCGACTATAAACGAACCAATGGCGATAATTATCCCACCTCATTTAAAGACAGTAAAAGAGATTGATGAACATCTAAACAAGGTAAAGAAATGATTCAAGCAATTGAAAAAATAAAAGAACTACTTGAAGAACCAGTGGATAATAGTTCAACAATGCAAATGACCGATCTCGCTTCTCGCCTTACTTCGATTCAAGGTCTATCAAGTTTACTTGTTTCGGAGTCATTAAAAGAACTTCGGAAAGCCGAACTGATTGCATTAGAGGATAACCAGCATCTATATTCAAAAGCTTCTATCCTATCGAAGATTATTAATGCTAAAACCGCAGAAGAACAAGCCACACACGAACTTTGCAAGATGCTGAACAAGGCAATCATCACTAAAATCGAATACATACGAACTGCGATAAGTTTATATAAAGCCGAATGGCTTACTTCTAAAGGTGATAATCTTGGAAATTTGTAGAATTTTAAAGTATTTAAAGGTTATAAACATTCACTTGTTTAAAACTACTTGAAAATAATTTAAAATAAATTTGGAGAATTGCTTTTGAGGATGTATCTTTGCCTTATAATTAATCACTAAACACTTAAACAAATGGAACACACTATCCAAAAAAACTACGAAGGTTACGAATTAGAAGCGGTTGTTGAAATTGATTATTGTCCGGGTGACTTCGACACACCTGAATACTGCGATGTTGAAATCCAAGAACTTTACATTTTGAACGAAGGAAAGCGAGTAGACATTTATTTTTTGATTGATTTGATGTTTTTAAGACAGGACTTTAAAAAGTTGTTTGAAAAAGAAATCCAAGCACTTTATGAGTAGGCACGAGAGAATGGCGAAGTACCTTGAGGAACTGCAAAAGTACCGCCAAAACAACGGTAAAAGACACGGTCACTTGATACTTCGTGATTTGGATATGGAGATATTAAGAGTCCAACATTGGCTCTTAAACCCGAAAGAAGTTCCTCCGCATACTTATTTAGGCTTTCACATCTGCCCTCATAGAGATCGTAACGCAAAAAGAGGATATAATAAAATAATCACTAACCGACACATTAACAACTAACACTAAACAATGAAACAAAATATTAATAAACAATCAGAGTATCTAAAATTTTTAGAACAAAAACAAAAATGTCATATTTTAAGTGGATTTGATATAGATGAGTCAAATCTAAATAAATCTATGTTTGACTTTCAAAAGTTTATAGTTAAACGTGCATTAAAAGCTGGGAAGTATGCAATATTTGCAGATTGCGGATTAGGTAAAACATTGATGCAATTAGAATGGGCAAATCAAGTTAATAAGCATACTAATAAGCCTGTATTGATTCTTGCTCCACTTGCTGTTGCTGGTCAAACATTGAAAGAAGGGCATAAATTTAATATCAAAACTTGCAGATATGACGGATCTAATGCTCCAATTCAAATAAGTAATTACGAGCAATTAGAGAACATTGATTGCAGCTTATTTGGCGGTATCGTATTAGATGAAAGCAGTATATTAAAAAACTTCGAAGGGGCTACCAAGAAACTTATTATAGATTCCTTTGCCAAAACTCCGTATAAGTTAGCTTGTACCGCTACACCAAGTCCAAATGATCCAATGGAGCTGGGTAATCATTCTGAGTTTTTGGATGTAATGAGCCGCAACGAAATGCTTGCTATGTATTTTGTTCACGATGGCGGAGAGACTGCTAAATGGAGATTAAAAGGTCATGCGGTTAAATTGTTTTATCAATTTGTTGGTAGTTGGGCTATTATGCTAAATAAACCGCATGATATAGGATTTTTTATGGATGGATACCACCTTCCAAAACTTAATCTTATTGAGAAACAAATAATAACACCCAAAAGAGATAATGGCAGTTTGTTTAATGATGCTATAATATCAGCTACTAATTTTAATCAGGAACTTAGGCTTACTAAAATAGAAAGGCTTGATGAAGTTGTATCTATTGTTAATCAAAAGCCTAATGAAAACTTTATCATTTGGATTAAACAAAATGAGGAAGGTGAAATGCTTAAAAAACTTCTTCCAGAAGCAAGAGAAGTAAAGGGTAGTGATAGTAATGAATATAAAGAAAAGACATTATTAGGATTTGCTAATAATGAATTTAGAATACTTATTACCAAAACAAAGATTGCCAGCTTTGGAATGAATTACCAAAACTGTCGTAATCAGATTTTTGCAAGCCTTGACTTTTCTTTTGAAGGACTATATCAAGCTATCAGAAGAAGTTATAGATTTGGTCAGAAAAATGAAGTTGATATTTATTTAATTACAACTGATACTATGAGTAATGTTAATGAAGCTATTAATCAAAAACAAAAACAATTTGAACTTATGCAAGACGAAATGAGCCACGCAGTAAATGCCAATCTTAGCGGAAAGATGATGAGTAAAGCCAGTTATGATATTACGGAAGAAAAAAACGAATGGTATAATATTAAGAGAGGTGATTGCTGCCAACTTATAACCAGTCTTGAAGATGAAAGCGTAGGTCTTAGTGTTTTTAGCCCACCTTTTGCTGAACTTTATACTTATTCAAGCCATCTTGAAGATATGGGTAATTCAAAAGATTACAAGGAGTTCTTGACTCAATTTGGATATTTGATTAAAGAACTTCATCGTGTAATGAAACAAGGTAGGAATGTTTGTGTTCATTGTATGGATCTTCCAATTCAAAAAGGTAAAGAGGGATTTATTGGTCTTAGAGATTTTAGCGGAATGATATTAAAGGCATTTGAACAAGCTGGATTTATTTACGCATCAAGGGTTACAATTTGGAAAGATCCAGTAATTGAAATGCAAAGAACAAAGGCATTAGGATTGCTTCATAAGCAAGTTAAAAAAGATAGTACAATGAGTAGAGTTGGCATTCCTGATTATGTTATGATTTTTAGAAAGGATGGAGATAGAACAAGCCCTGTAACTAATACAGATATGAGTGTTGATTTATGGCAAAAAATAGCATCTCCAGTATGGATGGATATTGATTACGGAAATACACTTCAGGGCTTTAGAAATGGCAGAGAAGAAAATGATGAAAAGCATATTTGTCCTTTGCAATTAGATACCATTGAAAGATTAATACTTTTGTATTCTAATAAAGGAGATATTGTATTTACTCCTTTTATGGGTATTGGATCAGAAGTTTATCAAGCCGTAAAAATGGAAAGAAAGGGAATTGGCTTTGAATTAAAAGAAAGCTACTACGATCTTGCAAAGGCTAATTTAAAAACGGCAATAGTTTCTAAATCTCAATCTATATTATTCTAAACACTTTAAACACTATGACTTACAACCTCTACGAAGATGTCCAGCATCCATTTAATTTAAACACCGAACACCTCGCCAAAGTCCTTGCAGAAAAATATCGAAAAGGAATGTACGAAAGACATCGGTTCAGCTTCCCACCCGAACCTGAACATATACCCGGCAAATGTCCTTGCGAGGATTGTGACCGCAAAATGTCGGAGATTGTCGGAGCAATAGGCTATGTACCAAATAATCGTTAATTTTAAACACTTTAAACACAATGGCTAACTACATCAACAAAGTGACTCTAAAGGAGTCGAAATTTGGGATTAAATTCTCCGGAAAGACCGAAGATTTTATCGAACAAATCAAATCAATCACCAACGAAAAAGGGTACTTCAATCTCGAAATCCAAAAGCGAAAGGAAAAAGGTAAGTACGGCGAAACCCATTACATTAAAGTGGATGATTGGAAACCTGAACCCAAAGGAGAACCATTGAGTACTTTTGCTCAACGTAATGAGCAAAATATCCCCGACATTTTAAAAGGCGATCTCCCATTTTAATGACCACCCTGATTACCTCCACCGGCACTCAACTTGTTATCTCAAATCCAACGATTGAAGAAGCAAAGAAGATTGTCGGTGGTGGTATTTCAGTTATCTGCCTTACCGATTACTACATTTTTATTTGCCGGAAAGATTACGAAGAAGGGATGAAGCAAAACATATTAGCATCTCGCCTGTTATCTTACATTAAAAATGATTATCTCGCTTTATGTGGAGATGTTATCCTAACCGATATTAAATTCCTTACCCAGCTATGAAAAAAAGAAGGACAAGAAGTTCGCTTGAAAAGGAACTTGATAGAGTATTTTCAATTTGGATAAGGACACGAACCGCCATTGATGGCTACAATGAATGTATCTCTTGTGGTAAATCTTACCATTGGACTGAAATGGACTGCGGACATTACATCAGCCGGGTACACCGATCAACTCGTTGGGATGAATTAAATTGCTATCCTCAATGTAAAAGATGTAATATTTTTTTAAAAGGAAACTATCCGAACTATTCCCTTGCTTTAGTTAAAAGATACGGAAGTGATATACTGGAGGAATTGAGCATTAAAAGAAACAAGACTGTCAAGATTTCCACTCCTGAAATGGAGTCCTTAATAGACCATTATCGTTCTTTAATTCATCCGATAAAATGATAAACCACCCTGACCACTACCAAGCTAATTATCCAGCATACGAAACTATCAATGTCATAGAAGCTTGGGAGTTAAACTTTCATCTTGGTAATGCAGTTAAATATATCGCAAGGTGCGATAAAAAAGGCAAACCGATTGAGGACTTGAAAAAGGCTATTTGGTATCTTGAAAGGGAAGTAGCAAATAGAGAGAAGCTTTTACCAAGTGGTACTATACCGAATGGTATAAAATAGTACAGTAAAAAGCACATATTCAGTCAAGTTTTTGAATCACAAAAGTTGACATTTAGCCAAATGGTGTAAGTGGGAATGAATACCACCAAAGGGGAACATATCAGGGGGAATAGGATTCCTTAATTATCCTGATGGATGTCGGTTCGAATCCGACTTTGGCTACTAAATATACCTTACAAGGTATAAATAATAATAATTAACCAACAATATACCCGATTAGGGATAACTTAAGGGGTAACTTGAGGGGGTAACTTAAGGGGTAAAAAGAAACCTAAAACACAAAACAATGAGTAAACAAACCGCAGTAGATTTTTTAATAGGAGAAATAACCGATAGTACAATGCCTGTAAGAAAGGCTATTGAAGTGGCTAAAAAGCTTGAAAAGGAAGCAATAAAACAAGCCTATTTATCAGGCTATTTTAACGGCTCAAATGATACTTATTACAATGTAAACCACACCGAAGTAATAGACGCAGAAACATTCTACCAAAACACTTATGGTAACAAACTTTGAACACTACACGGAAGAACTGGATGAGATTGATTTAACCATCATCCCGATAATCATCAAAGCTTTTAAGAAGTACACCAAAGACAACCCAATAAAAGCACCTGAAATCGTTTCTAAATTCAACGAGAACCGATTGGCTTTAAACTACCCTCGTAAATTAAGCGAACCTAAACTTCGGAAGATTTGCAACTTCATCAGGTCGAATGGACTTCTACCTTTAATTGCTTCTTCCAATGGGTACTATGTTTCGTATCAAAAGGAAGAGATACAAGAAATGGTCAAATCCCTCCGTGAGAGAGCAAACGCAATCAACCGAAGTGCCGAAGGACTGGCGATGTTTATTTAGACATCAATAGCATCCGAAAAGAAAGCATCACTTTCTTGCGTATATATTAATGATCTAAAATCATCCGTTGAAAGAACATTAAAATTATCAATTTGTGTTCTCTTTGAAAAGATGATTTGCTTTCCTTCTAAAGCAGATTGTTTTGATGCATATCCGTAATAAATTACCGCTACTGAATTATGACTATCTCTTAAAATGTCACATTGTTGCACACGAAAATAAGATTGTGGATAGTTTGCACCTGTTTCAGGATGCGTAAAGTTTACTTGTTTAGCCATTGTTTTATAATTAATATTCTAATACAAAATAACCACCAATTGATGCAGTTGTGGGATTTGTTGCCCACGTTGGTGTAACTATTTTTATTTGTATATTATCACCAGCCGTAACTGATACACTCATTGAAGTGTTTGTAAATGTTTTATTAGCATTAGTATTTCCTACCGATGCGATTGAGTAGTCAGTGGTATTATTTACACGAATATTTGCAGTAATAGTTTCATTTGTTCCAGCCGTACCACTTGCAAACCAAAGCAAATGAGCATATTTAATTGTTCCTGTTTTAGGCATATATATTTGAAATATAGCGGCATTTGTTCCCATTGCTACACCATTTTGCCCTATATAATAATTTGTTGCATCTGCTGGTGATGCTAATGCGATTGAAGTAACAGTAAAAACCATTGTACTCGTTCCTGTCGCTCCTGTCGCACCATTAGTACCTGCAGTACCTGTAGCTCCTGTAGCACCAGTTGCGCCAGTAGCACCATTAGTTCCATTAGTTCCATTAGTTCCATTCGTTCCATTAGTACCATTATAACCTGTTGCTCCTGTTGCTCCTGTTGCTCCTGTAACACCAGCCGTTCCGACTGACCAAGTTGCATTACCTGAAGCATCGGATTTTAAATAATAACCACTAACTGCACCTGTTGGTAATTGTAATTCATTAGTAATTAACTTTTTAAAAGGCTTTGATGCACTACCTAAATATGTTACGGCTGAATCTCCCGGCAAAACATATAAGGTAGAATCACTTAATGTTAAAGTATTATCCGCACTTCCAGCTTCATAACCTAAAGAGATTGCTTGTCTTGTATCTCCACTTCCTCCGGCATTGTAACCTATATATGTATTGTAATTCCCAAGTTGGTTAGTACCGCCTGAACTAAATCCTATACCTATATTACCGTCTCCTGTTGTAACCTTTTGTAAGGAGTTATGACCTAAAGCCACATTTTCAGTACCATTTGAAAGTTCGGGTAAAGATGATGTACCAATTGCGGTGTTGTAATTTGTTGTGTCTGCTATTCTCATAGCATCATACCCTATCGCTACATTTCCATCACCTTGTTGAAATAGGAATCCACTATTTGCACCAACTGTTGTATTATTATTTCCTATTGTCATTTGACCTAATGATAATGTACCTACTGATGTGTTATTATTACCGCCCGAATGTAATTGATTCATTGTGAAATAACCCACCGAAGTATTGTAATCATCGTATAAATCAAAATTGCCTCCTGAATAATAACCAAAGCAAGTTGATCCGTAGCTTTGACGTATATTGTTAGACAATAAACCAAATGAAGTATTTGATTTTGCTACATCTAAACCACCTCCGAAATTATTATCAGCTTTAAAAATTAAACTTTGAGTGTCGGTAGTTCCAATAAAATTACCAGTCCAATTAGTTCCCGAATTTCCATTGATAGACCAAGCAAGAGTGTCTTGTGGAGTTATTATCCCAAGAAATAAATCGTGGTTGTTTGCGAAGTTCGTTGTGCCTGTACCATTCGAAGCTAAAAGAGTGACTGGAACTACCCAATAAGATGAATCCGTTCCACTATTGTTATTTGTTGTGGTTGCGTTTATCATCCACTTTTGATAGTTTGTAGATGCGTTTTGGTCTTGAATTAAAATTATTTGATAAGGTCTTAAATATGCAAGGTAAATATCAATATCCGTAGCAGCATTTGAGTTCGTTAAATGCGAGATATTAATATTTGTAGCCGATGTTTGCGTTGCGTTATCCCAAGAGATATGACCATCACCCGGATAGTTTGCAGTAGTTGTTGTCCTTGCTTGGTAGTAATAGATAGAATTTGACTGACCGTCTGCACCTGTTACACCAGTTACTCCTTGAAGTCCTGTCGCACCTGTAACTCCAGTAGAACCTGTTGAGCCATTAGAGCCAGTCGCACCGGTTGCACCAGTACTGCCTGTTGTACCCATCAAACCGCTTGAAAGTTGCCAGTAAGTAGAATCATAAGTTAATGTTACAACCTGATTCGTTTTGAGTTCACCACCGCTTAACGATGAAGTACCTACTTTAATCTCTTTGCTTCCAAGATTATTATAGTTAAAATAAGATGCACCGGTATTCTCTTTTAAAATCTTGCCTGTAATTTGAAGACCGTGATAAACGGAGTCTTGCCCCATCTTAAACCACAAAGAGTCAGTCTTCGCATATAAGGAATTATTCCTCGCTGAATAATGATTTGCACCATTACCAACCGTGTCTAAACGGCAATAGGTAGATGAATACTTTTTGACATCTTGATACACTTGTGCATCGGCATTGAATAATAAAACAAGTAAAATAATTAATAAAATCAGGTGTTTCATATCTTTTTTTGTGTAAAATTAATGATTATAACCATATTTTTTGTTGCGGACTCCAAGTTCTCGGTATTCCACCCTCATCAATTGAAAGGACATCGTAAGCTATTGTATTATCCGAAGCCGTTAATAAGTCCATTTGAGCCATCGTAAGTTGAGGTCTTGTGCTTTGTGCTACTGACAAAGATACCCAATTTGACGCATTCCAAGTACCATAAGTCAAAGTAGTACATTGATAAACTATCCCACCTCTTACGCAACACTCTCCTACCCTGTATGGATTGTCAACGGTTCTATTGGTTGCATCGTATGTCCGTAGGTTTAAAAGGTATGAATCACTAATTCTATTCACTTGGGAAACGTTCATATCCAACAGTTGTTGCTGGAGGTTAGTTCCCGATATTAAACCCATAGTGTTTTGATACACTCGGTCTATTGCATTGGCTATTAACGTAGCCGTGTTTGATACTATTCCACTCATTTGCGACTTCTTAAATTGTTTTGAGCATAAGAAAATTCTAACGTAACTGCGGACAATGGATCAAGACCATTGTTGTTTTTAGGTGTGTACTCACCATCATTTATTACTGGTATTTGAACAAGTGCGTGTCTATTCAACGGATTATAATCGGTGATTTGAATGCTATCAGCTTGAAGAACATTGGTAGATAAATAAAAGTCAAGCCATCCGGGAATAGGTTTCAACTCCAAACTGAACTTCGGACTTTGCTCATTTATAATCGGTTTAAAAGCATTGAACGATGTATCTCCGTATTGGTTAAACTCCTTTGTATATGCAGATTTTGTATAAAGTAAGCGACCACACAAACGGATTTGCTGATACCAAGAAGAACCATAATCAATGAAAAGATTAGGTATTAATATATCCCCATTTAACCCTCGCATATAAGACTCGATTCTTACGGTCTTTTTCGCCCTGAAATCGTAATATTGTTGAAGGCAAAACTCTTGACTATAAGCATAAGTGTCCACTCCGTAAGCATCGGTGTAAGTAGTCTTCACTCTATACGTTGATTCGCCTACGTTATCTATTACTTTCTTCCAATCTATGAGATAACCGGCATACGTTTTACCATAAGCATCAGTCCGATAACCATAAGCGAAGTTTGTACCCCAATCATCATCATTTAAATAGTCCACAAATGACCAAGAATTACCTACTTGTCTTTGAAGTTCTAACTGAATGTTAGTTATCCCACCAGCACCCCATCGAAGTACCTCCGATTTGTCATTTTTTAGACTATCAGTAGAGTCTTTATCTCCGAAAACTACTAAAGCAAAGTCGCAACCGGGTGTGTCAGGTCTAACAATCGGTTGGTCTTTTTGTTTCGGTTCTTCGGGGATGTTTATAATATCCGACTCCTTGATTTCTTCGCCTAAAATACCGACAGTATCGTTATAAATCCGTGCATAATAGGTATATTTTATCTTATTTGGGAGTAGTTTTGTGTAATCAATAGCTGCCGAAAGAATTATATTACCATTACCATCATTTGTTAAGAGTAAACGGTTGCTTCCATTGATTGATTTCCACAAAGAAAAAGATTCTACATCGTATTCAGTTGAAATTCTTGTTCTTTCGGTGATTCCATCTCCCTCAAATGACTCAATCCACATCACACCCTTCACTTCATCCGTTAATAAAAGGTCATCGCAATGGAATTGTGCGATAACTTCAGTATCGGTAGTGCCTGACATATATCCTTCAGGCATCGGAACTCCGTTTTGAAAAAGAGTTATTGATTTATTTATCCATTTCGGATTTGAAGAGTAGTCTTTAGCCGTTAAAACATTGGTAGCACGATGCGTTGTTACAAGTCCAGTGCCGTGATTTAAAATGTCCATTTCAAAGACATACCCTATTGTCCATTCGCCTGTTTGATAGTGATACCAAAACTGATTCTTGCCGTTTTGTGGCTCGGAATAGTTGATAAATTCATCATCAGCAGAGAGAAGTTGCTTCCAATATTCCCACCTAAAGATAGAAGGGAAAGCAAAATTGTACTCTTGGACTGAACTACTTGAACTTATTTGCGTGATTGCTATTTGTCTGCGTGGATCGCCGGGATTTAATAACCAGTTTCGGTCTGCCGTGAAATTAGGATTCGGAAAATTATTCACATTTAACGGAACACCAGCAAAAGAGTAATTAAATTCATCTAAAATGAAAAACTTCTGCCCGACAAAAGAAGGATCAAAAGACTCATCGAATGAAGATGGCGAAGCTTTACTCGCCACTACTCTCATTCGTGCCTGTTGAATTTGATTCTTAAATCCATCCCCTTCGTTTATATCTAAATGAACTATACTATTATAAATCAGTTCATCACCGGGAAAACATTCGCTTGTCACCCTTGCCGTATTTAACGGATCGGGATGCTCAATCGTTGTAGTTGTTATTATTACATCCATTTAGCTTATTTTAAATACCTTTTGTAAAGCTTCGTTCAATCTTTGCATCGCTGAATCAATCTGCCCTATCATCAACTCGCTACTCCTAACTTCAGGCTTGTTCAGTTGTTCAAGTTCGGTGCGAATTTTGGCTCGTTCTTCCTCGCTTTCAGTAACTTTTAATTTTTCATTGAGTTCTTCGTTGTATTTCACTTTGAACTCGTTCATAGCTAATAAGGTACTCTTTAAACCTTCGGAGGTTTTAAACAGTCCTTCAGCCATTATTTTACCGTAGTGTTGTTGCGTGTTCATCAGTTTCCTGTTGGCTCTCTTTTGAGAAGTTTTAAATTGTTAGTGTATATTTTCTTCTTTCTATAAGTCAAAAAGGCAAAGTCTTGCTCTATGTAATACTTCATCGTGTCCAGTAAACAAACCTCTCCGTTATCATCCAAAAACTTATTATCAGCAATAAGTAATTCAAGGTCATCCGATGTGAATGGTATCTTGTTTTCATCGCCCGGTTTGTTTAAAGCTGGAGTGATTAACTCGTACTGGTTATGCTGACCGTTTTCTACCACAAAGTTATTCGTATTATAGTAATTATCATAGAAGTATTTTGCCCTCACTACCAATGGATTAATAGTTGAAAGTTTAGCCACTCTGCTTTCACTCAACTCCCCAACATGAATCAGTTTAGGAGTATCAAGCATATCGTTTTCCAACATCAAACAATCAATGCGATCAGTACCAAGCAAATCTGCCGTTGACGGAATGTTTATGTTATTAAAATTGACATGTAATGCACCAAGAATTGAGCCGAAAAAGACAAAAATATTTGCAGTACCAATACCTATTACGATATAAATAGCACTTGCAAAAGCATCTATAATCGAAGATGGGATTGTAACGTATGGAATCTCCAAAGGAGTAATTACGGAATTGATTTGATCGATAAACCAATTTATTACCCCTGTAAACAGTCCTGTTATTGCGTTTAAAATGTCAGGAACGATGTTTAAAAGCAGATTAGTTATGTCTATTCCTACATTCACAATCGCTTCAAAGCCATCAACGAAAGCACCCATTACTCCAGTCATAAAAGTAACCATTTGTTCAGGTGCGGTTAAGGATTTTTTATTTATTCCCCTTGCGTACGGAATATCAATCCGATTCATTGACTTTGTAAGGACAAGTCTTTCATCGTTTACTATGACCGGCTTTTGATATACTTCGTAAGAAGTACCCATATAGTTATCAATAACATTCTTATCGTTTAAATCTTTAGCGAAAGAGAAGATTTGAGTAGCATAGAACTCGTTTGTGTTATATCCTACCCAATCCTTTCTAACCGGTGGAAGCTGATACAAAGCAGAACTTAAATTATAATCTCGTGGCTCAATGTAAAGAGTGCCGTTCTTGATGACAATCTTTCCGTTAATGAGTTGTTTAGCCAACATCAAAATATCTCCACCAGTCGCTGAAGGAAAGCCAACCGCACCAAAAGCTTGTGCAATAGATACAGATGGATAGCCTTTTAATTTACCCAAAAATATATCCGATGCAAAACCTATTACATTATCAATAATGTTTTGAATAGCATCAAAAATGGGATGTATTACATCATAAGCAAAACCTGTTAAAATGTCCTCAATTGATAAAATTGGTACTAATAATGCTTGTAATCCATTTAATACTGTACCATAACTTCCTAACTCATCATTCATCGGTTTTAATTCGTACCTCTGCGGAAGGATAACAAGGTCTTTTAAAGGTGCAGATTTTAACGTAGCAGAATCATAAGATAAACCTAAATGCTGACAAGTCAAATCAAGAAGGTCATTTAAATACATCCCTACCTGATATTTAATAGGCTGAATGACTGTTAAAACAAAGTCAGTTAAAAGACCTATCAAAGTAATAAGCATCGAAGCCACATAAGCAAGTTCGATAATGAGTCCGATGATAACACCAATATCTCCAACAAAATCAGCCGCAATCAATAAAGCTATTTGCTTTACTATTGATGTAATTTCTTTGATTATTTGAAGAACGGTTGTGGTCATTGTCAGTACCGTTGTGAATACTTCCATACCAGTTACGGTATTGTTAATCACATAAGGCACATAGACATATTTCGACTTAATCAACTCCTTAAAAGCATCATCTCCTGAATCGTAAATTGACTGAAAAGTAAAGCCGTCAACACGGTCATTCAACCAATCCAACCCTTCGTAAAGTTTCATCCCCACTTGAACACCATCCTTTGAAATCTTTATACCTTCGGTTAGGTCTGCGTAATAATTTAAAGTCCTGACACTTCCGTCATTATGGGTAATTTCAATGTCATACGGAAGACCTTCAAAGATACCCGGTGCAGTTCCGTTTATCCCAGCATCAATGTAATCTCTAAATAAAGCGACATCTTCCCTTGCAAAGTAAAGATTACCAATAGAAACGTGCGGTCTAACTTGGTTTATAACGGCTTCTTGGTCGAAGTTAACCTCAATGTAAACACCATTCCGATCTATCGGATTGACTTCAACTCCGTTTAATAAATGCCTGACTATCATTAGAAGCGGTTTCTGCCTTTACGATGATGCGTAATGATACGAATGTTGTTACTTTGGACTTCTTCAGTCCACTCGCCCAAGCCGTTTAATTTAGTGGTTGATACTGGCTTATCCTTAATAGCCGTTTCTAATGCACTTAATTTGTGATTCAATACACTTAAAAGAGCATTATTGACTTGTTCTCCTTTTGGAATGTCTAAACGATTAGAAGCGGAGAATTGAGGTAAGTAAACTTGTTGAAAGTATTCATCAACCAATCCTTTGTTCATAGCCGTAGCAAGACCGGGATTGTTTCTCGTTCCTCGTGCCGTAATAACCGACTCTCCTTTGGAAAGTAAAGCGATGTTTGAGTCGGATGTTTCCGTTCCTTCTCCTTCTAAACCCTCAACACCAGTTGCAAATGCACCGGCAATACTCTTTGAAATTCCTTTGGCGATAAGAGTCATTGCGAGTGCTTTGGCGGTTGCGTTGTTCGGATTATCCTTTGAGTATTCAGCCACTAAATTAAGAAAAACCTTCGCCAATTCCAACGATTCTTGTTGCCTTTGTGCCTTTTTCGCATCATCTAATTTCTTCCTTTCAGCTTTAGCAAGTTGTGCTTCTGCATCTGCAAGGGCATTCTCTCTACCTTCGGCAGCTAATTTAGCTTGACGGTCAACCATATTCTTCTGCTGGTCAATGGCTTTTTGATCGTGTTCCTGTTGGAGTTTCGCCCTGTCTTCAAGACCTTTTTTAATCGCATCATATATTTGTGATGCGGTCTGCTCAATCTCTTTGATTTGGTCTTCTCTCTTTTGTTGCTCAACCTTCTTCCAATCCTCCCACTCTTTCATCGCGTTTTGAAATTCTGCACCCCCATCGCCTTCTCCACCCATAATCTCTTTGAGTCGCTTCTCGTGTTCAACCCTTAATCGTTCAAGTTCATCATAAGTCAAGTCGGCTTTTTGAATCATCCAAGCATACTTTCTATTTTCAAAATCAATCTTCTGCTGGAAAGACAGTTCACCTTGCTTGTTCTCCAAGTCCATTTGCTCGGTTTCCAAAGCGAATACTTGGTCTTGTATAGATTTATTATAGAAAGCCTTTAAATCGGCTTTTCTCTTTTCTTCATCTGCTATTTGTTTGAGTTTAGCTTCTTCTTCTTTCTTTCTTTTTTCCTCTGCCTTCTTTCTTCTCTCCTCATCAACCTTGTCTAAATCCATAAGAAGTTTTTCCATCTTCTTCATATTCCCCTTTTCTTCCTCAAACTTTTTAGTATCAGCATCTATAATAGCAGCATTCAATTCTTCCAAAGTCTTTAACCTTTCGCCTCCAGCAAACTCCATCAAATCACGAATTGCCTTGTTTTTCTTTGCCTCTTCCATTTGCTGAACATCATTCAAAGCAACTATTCTTTTGACCTCATCCGCTTTTATTGTTAAATTACTTGCTATCCTATTGACCTCTGCATCATATTTCTTTTGAGCAAATTCAACCGCTTTTTTAGCTTCTTCATTTTGAAGATTTATAGCATCTTGTAAAGCTTGTATTCTTTTTTGTTTTAATTCTGCCGGATTCGCAGCGGTAAATTCTAATCTTGCAATCTTATTTCGATTTTCAGCAGCAGCCGATATATATGCCGTTTCTCTATCTTCAACTTCATCAATAGCATCTACATATTTTTGAGCATTTTCAATCGGTTTTTCAAATAAATATAATGTTGCTGCTATTAACGGATTTGCAGCACCTAATAGAGCTTTAAAACCACTTGCAAGTTTTTCGTTATTGGTTAAAAATTCCCCGATTGCAAATTTGATATTGTCATAGGCATCTTTTAAGCCCATCAAAGTACCCTTCAATTTGTTTGCTCCAGTATCAGTAAATGTAAATGATTGATACAATACATAACCAGCAGCAGCAATAGCAGCTATAACCGCACCGATTGGATTAGCGACTAATGCCCATAATGCTTCACCCATCGCAATAGCTGAATTTGTCGCATCACCAATCGGGCCGGGTAAGCCTTTGATTGCATCCGTATAGTTACCTACATTCCTACGATGATCTCCAGTAGCAGCTTCTAACTTTTTTAATTCTTCGGTCAGTTGCTTCTTTGATTTGACTAAATCCTTACCGGCTTTAGTGTTCTCCCTTTCCTCTTTACTCAATTTTGCCCACTCTAAAGTAACTGAAGAAAGCTTTGCACGAAGTTGAGCCACACTTCCTTCAGCTTCCTTCTCGGCTTTGACTTGTGCTTTTAATGTCGCAGTCCTTTCTCTTTGTGCTTCTTTTAAAGCGAGTTGAGCCTTTAATTCTTCATCGGTTACAACCTTTAATGCCTTCTCCGCTTGTTCAACATCGTTGATACCTTTAGCGAGTTTCTGCATATCTTCGGGAGTCTTCATCCCCGACATCTTAATCTCCTTTCCGGCTACCGTTGCGAACTCCTTTAACGAGTCCTTCAAAGAAGTAAAAGTCGCTTCTAACTTCTTAACTTGGTCTTCGAGTTTGGGATCGAATAAGTCTTCGTATTTTATCTTTTTACCTTCAGCCATTACTTAAGTTTATAAGGTTTTGCGTACACTCTTTTTGATTTGATATGCTCTCCTGTTTGATAGAGTTTCATTCGTTCACGAACTATCTCAAGCTTGTGAATGAGTTCTCGTTCAAGGTCTATTAACTTACGATATTCTCCCCTGATGTCTTTCATTTGGTTTGATTTTTTTAGCGACTTGGAAATGTGAGTAGTATTCAGCAACGGTCATTTTATGGATGTCAATATAAAAGCCTAAACTCTTTTCAAGCATACTTTTAGACTCATAAAAGTCAACATCAGCACCGTTCATTTCTTCAAGTTCTTTTTCAGCTATTTGAATAAAGACCTTTAAACTCTTATCTCCAGTAGTTATGTAATCAACTTTCAATAATGCAATCTCTCTTTTTTTAGACATCACATCAATAAACTGTTCCGAATAACCAAACCTCTCAATGTATTGCTTATAAAGAACCATCCACACTTCATTCAATCTCCTTATCTCCCACCTTTCAAGCTTCTTCCGTGCGTACAAAAGATACTCAAAAGAACTCGTTTCGTGAACTTTAAACCAATTATAAATCGGTAGTTCATCAATAGACTCGTAATGGTCAGGTAATTTCTTCCCAAATCTTGTCCTGAAACCTTTCAACAATTTCTTCCCGAAGGTAGTCAAGCGAGTCCGCAGTAAGTCCAAGTATATTCCCATACATTCGTGTTAAATCGTGTCCACCTTTATCAGCATCTCCACTTATCCAAAAGGATTCATCATCCTTCTCAAACTTCATTGAACGATAGAAATCACCAGTATCTTTTAATGTAACGTGGTCATTCCTTGTATCGTTCCCAAGTCCTCCGGCTATCCTTGTTTTATATTCAATCGTACTATAAGCATATTGCCCTAATGACTCTTCATCAGCATTGATGCCTTTTTCATACAACTGAAACTGATTCCTGTCAATGCTTTGTGCTTGGATAGAGGAATTGTCAAACACCTCCGACATCATCGGAGAGCCGACCTTTTGAAGTCCTTTTATTATATCTTCAACCTTATCTATCATTTAAAAATAAGGGGGAAGTGAACACCACCTCCCCCTCCATTTTACTAACCCTTTTTTATTAAGCAACAGTTGCTTGTGTATTCAGCATCGGAGTGAAATCGAAACCATCCTTCTTACCAAGCACTTGAATTAATTCGGAGCTTACCGCACCACTATAAGTCAATGTATATCTGCCGGGAATAGTCGCGCTTTCGGAAGCGGTTATTGACAAATCCGAATTATCGGTAATGTCATATATATTACTTGTTGCTAAAGTATCGGAAGAGATGAAGTCACTTGCTACAAGACCTTCGACAGGGATGCGGTTCAACGCAGTACCATAGTCGGTGTAAAGGTCACAAATCAAAGTAGTTGTAGAACAAGAAACTACATTATAATATACATCCAAAAGACCACGAAGTTCACGAACATCGCAAGTCATTTCTTCAGCTTGGATAGCACGGAGGTTTTGATCGTATTCAGTAACATCGAAGTCGAAAGAAATCTCAATCTTTTGTACTGCATCATCCGTTGGAGGCATATATTTAGCAGAGAAAGAATCTTGGTCAATGTTAATCGGCTGAAGGTAACCAGCAGTAGCATCACTTCCAATGAAAGAACCAGTCTGCCCAGCCATATAAATACCGAAGTCGGTGCAACGCAAAGATTCAAGCTTACCGGCAAGTTGAGGTGTAGCTTCTTTACCAACGATTAAAGCCTTGAAAGTGCGAGTACCTTGTCCGATGTAAAGTTTAGAACCATCTTTGAATGTTTCCAAACGGTTCTCACCACGAGTATTTTCCACATTTTTCATCTTTGGGAATGGAAAGAGTCGCTTTGATTTGTCAGTATCGTTAATCATCGCTGAAAAGAACGCATTGTCTAAATCAGTAGGATCGTTGATAACGGAAAGGTCAATCATATTCTTGTTTCCTTCGGAATCATAGAGAGATTGAACGAAAAGTTTTACTGGAACTTCGATTGAAGTCGAACAGTTAGGAGTGCCTGTATTGGCGATACCTTGTTTGCAAGTACACATTGTTTTTTTTAATTTGAGTTAGTAATACAAAGTTATAAATTATTTCTTTTTCTGCAAGTTTTTATGGTCAAATAAAATCAACAGTCGCAACAATCGGGTTTATACCTTTTTAAAGTGAAAGCCATCTCTACACCCGAAAGGTTGTCAGCGAACTTATTTGTCGGCATTCCCTTCTCATTGATATATACCCCGAATTTTGCGTAATTATAGACATTATAAGTCAAATCGGTAACATCGAAAGTACCATCGTTCTTTACCGCTTCCACAAATATCTCCATTAATCTTCTCATAGGAGTGATACAATGGTCATAAGCTTGTTGGGTAATCCATTGGGTATGGTTGGCTTGGGTAAGGAAGAATAAACGCAAGGTTGTTTCTCTTTCGTGCCGGTCTAACGGATCGTCAATAAACCTCTCTTGGAAATTCTCCATCATCCAAATCATCGGAGTCTTATTACTTGCATCGTTTATCTTATTCAGTTCTGCCCCTATCGCAATAGGTGTGCCGTGAAAGAAATAAAGCATAGGTGCATAGACAATTGGATCATTAAAAGATACCAATGTTTCTTTTAATCCTTTAATTGTTATATAATTATCTCCGACATAAGTTACCACGCATTCAACCCCGTGTATATTCATATCTTCGATAGTCCGGCAATTAAATTCAAATATCCAGTCGGTCTGTAACCACTTGACATCATCCAACTGGATGTTAATAATACCTCCGCTTTCAGTCCAATCAATGACATTGCACCAATGATTAAACATTGCAATGAGGTTTTGAAGTATCTCGGTGATGTCTTTCTTGTAGGTCATTAGATTTACTCAAAAGGATTGCGGTCTTCCCACCATTGATAAGCGATGAATAAAAAAGCCATTATCACAACGAAAGAAACTACCTCTAAAGACTCTTTGTCAATCATAACAAGCTACTGTATTTAGGGTATTCGTGTTTGCCTTTGAAGTCAGGGTAAGTATCGGAATGCTCAATGCAATACTTTTGAATGGCTTCCCAGCTTTCAAGCATTCCGTTAAAACGTATCTCGGCTGACCTATGCGTATTGTCAAAAGACACTATCCTTCCTACTTCAGCTTCGGTTTTGACTACTCCGCTTTGAGAGTCACGAACCGCTTTTTCACTTATGTAATGGTAATAAACACAAGCTTTTAAGATGTCTTTAATACCCTTGCTTTGAAAGAGATGACACTCATCTTCGTAATCCAAAACATTGTATAAAGTAAGATAATCGGAATCAACAGGCTCACCGTTAACAAGGTCAGCGATAAAACTATCAGCCATCGTAAGACCAAAAAGACGGACAAGGTAATACCTTTCGTAACGATCAATAGCTTCCTGAAGACGTGGTGTGTCATAGATTGATAATGAAAGTTCATAAAAGCCTGTGAAGTCCGATGTGGATAGTATCATTGTTTTTATTTTTCAGTTCCGCTTACTCCGGCATCTTTAGCGAACCAACCGATAAAGGCTATACCGATTGATAAACCTATTGTCTTGCCGTTTGTAGTGCCGTTAGAAATCATCTCTAAAGTCGGTAATGCTACCGCAGTCAAAAGACCAGCAATCGTTGTTCTCCAGTTTTTCATACTATTTTATTGTTAAAGTTAAATCTTCTCCGCTTAATAGTTCCTCAAATTTACGCAAAGTTTCGCCACTATGTATCACATCGTTAAGACCATCCAAATTTAAATCCTTATAAGCACTTCCCAAAGCGATACATCCGTGCAGTTCATAAGCATAGTTAGCCGGGTGTATTCTTATTCCCGATCGCATTGGTACGTTTAATACCTCATAAGTGCTTCTGCCTAATCTTGGACTCTTTGTCCACTTACAAACATAAACTCCTTTAGGGATGCAACTAATGTTATTCTTATTCTTTATGTACGGTCTTTCAATGGTCTTGCATCCGAAGTCAGTTCCTTTAATGGTCAAAGCACCTAATGTCTGCTTACCATCATCGCTGATTCTTATCAAGATTGCTTCTTTCATTTAAGGTTCTTTTTAATCTCCTTTACCACAAACCAAACGGATAACAATGTAGCAAATAACGCACCGATGAATTTAAGGTATATCGTTACTATTTCAGTAGTTTGTACATTGGCTATTAGAAAAGAGGAAAACGAAGATAAAATGGCTAAAGGCAATGGGTGTCCTTTCATCCAGCAAGTCAGTTTATTTTGAGGTAGAAGTAATAACATATTTTCGTTGCGGATTGCAGAGTCGAACTGCAAACTTTAGGGAATGAACCTAACGAGATACCTTTTCTCTAATCCGCTATTTTTTAAAAAATGGGGGAGGACACTACCCCTCCCCCACTAACCAATTAACACT